AAATTGTTTGAATCTGATGATCAGTATCAAGCATACTTGAAGGAAAGTTCTGCATTGACTGGTGGCGGTTACAATGTCGGTGGTCGCACAGCCTACGATCCAGTATTCCACACATTGCGTTTGATTAACCCCATGCGTGGTTTGTCTCGCAACGTGACCACTGAAGGTTCAACCTATCAGTTCAGGGCTAAAGTCGGTAATGCTGGTGCAACTTGGGGCTATTCCATTCAGAACAATGGTTCAGCAACAACCGAAAACACCAATATTTGGCAATTGGTTTTGCAAGACTTGAACGTGCAATTCCCAATCCGTACTGCTGCACTCGATGACATCGATGGCTTAGAGGCCAATGTTGTTGACGATATGCTAATGGAATTCAGCCAGGTCGAGGGTCAATCCATGATCCAAAACAACGATCAAACTGATTCACCCAATACATATGGTGGCACTCAAGGTTTGCGTGGTTTGAATCAGTATGCAAATAATGGCGCAGCTGGTTCATACAGTGGTGGTGCAATTACTACTGCTGCATTCGGTTCGTCTGGTATTTCAACTAGCAATGGTTTGAACAGTTTGGCTGTTTATGATCAATTGACAACTAACGGCAATACTGTTGGCGCAGCCAATGTAACGTATACCGATGTGGTCAATTTCATCTACTCATTGCCACAACAATACTGGACTCCTACTGCTAAGTTCTTGGTAAACCCATTCATGTTGTCTCAAATCCGCGGATTGAAAGACTCTAATGGCACACCAATTTTCGAGCGTATGCATCCCTTGAACGATGGCCCTGGCACAGGTATCGTGGGCACAATGCTTGGCTTTGATGTGGTGGTTAACAAGTATCTTGATAATCCCTCACAAACCACCACAGCATCAGCTGGTACATTGAACAAGTTCCCAATGTACTTTGGTGATTGGCAGCGTGGCCACACCATTGTTGATCGTTTGAACATGGTTTTACGCAGATACGATCAGACATTGCCAGGCTATATCACATTCTTCGGTGAGAAGCGTTTGGCTGCATCTAACGTTGATCCATTCTCGATCATTGCTTATCGCTCAACTGCTACGGCAGCAAACTAAAAGTGTGGGGGAGCATTGCTCCCCTACCTTTTTATCATTAAAATTTTTTGGATTTATTTATGAGCACAAACATCATTCTTGAGGCCATTCAAAAATCACTCACAAAGCAAAAGCGAGTGACGATCAATTTGAAAGAGGCATCAGCACTCACTGGCTCAGGCTCTGGTGTCGGTGGTCGAGTTATTTATGATGATGCGTTTGCAGCATTGCGTTTAGCAAACCCATTCAGAGCAGCTGGATCAAGAGAAATTATGACCATTGGCTCAGATGAGGCATTTGTGGTCAAGACTGGTAATGTGACCAATCCGACCAATCCTTGGGGATATACATTCACACCCAACGTGGGAACACCCAACACTGCCACATCATTTTGGCAATTGCCCATCAGATCAATTGCAGCTCAAGTGCCAGTTCGTACAGCAGTTTTGAGCGATATCAATGCTTTGAATGAAACCATTTTGACCGATGTCGGTTTAGAGTTTTCACAGCAAGAAGCATTATCCATGATGTTGAACAATGACCAGTCTGGCACGACAACGACTGTTTATGGTGGTACATTGGGATTGCGTGGTTTGAATAGTTATACCAGTGGATCAACAGCTGCATTTGGATCGAATGGATCGGCCATCACCAATGGTATTCACACAGTTTTGACAGTGTCATCCACCACTGGCGGTGCAATTGTTTATAACGACATTGCTGCACTCAATGCTGCATTGCCTCCCCAATACTACAATATGCCATCCACAGCATGGATGATGCATCCCAATACCATTGCTTATTTGCGTGAATTGAAGGACTCTGGTGGTTTGCCACTATTTCTTGAAATTGGCGATAAAGACGGCTATTCAGTCGGCAATATTTTTGGCCATCGAGTGATTCCCAATCCCTATATGCAGCAAATTGGTGCTGGCAATTTCCCAATTTATTTGGCAGCATGGGAGCGATTTGTCACGATTGCCGACCATGAAGAAATGTCATTCCAATGGTTTGAACAAACACAGCCAGGATTTTTGACTTTATTTGCTGAAAAGCGAGTTTGCAGCACAATTCGTGACGTATTTGGTGGCGTGAGACTTTCAACTTAAAGGCTCAAAATGGCTCTGGACAGTTACACCAATGGCCCATTTTTGGGCACAAATAGAAATCCATTTTCTTATGAGAAAATTGAGCAGATTGATCGTGATGTTTCAACCCCATGGTTAACATTAAGCCAGATCACCAATCAGCTCAATTTATACAATGATGAAAGTCAGGATGATTATTTGTCTGGGCTAGAGCTGGCCACCAGAATGATGGTTGAGGACTTTTTGGGAATGAGCATATTCCCGACAAAGTATCGTGTTTATTATGGTGCCTACAATGGCGAAAGCGGTACTCAGGCCAGTTTGGATTTGCCTGAAGTCAGTCAATCCACACAATATGGCCCAGGCGTTATCATCAATGAGGTGGGCTATTGGGACAGCAGCACTCCACCAGTTTATACAATTGTCAGTCCAACGACTTATTTTTACGATCCAACTGGTAACAAGGTGATTTGCAATAGCATTCCAAGCGAAATCAACCAGGCGATATCAAACCCGATTGTTGTTATCTATACGTCAAATTCCAGCCCATATGCATCATATCCAGTGATCCAACAAGCTGGGCTGATGATTCTCACGCATTTGTACAACAACAGATCAGATACCACATCAACGAATCTGAAACAGATTCCCATGGGCGCAGCTGCATTGCTCAGACCCTACAAACCATTGGTGCTATAAATGGCCATTGCAAGATACGAAAATATCAATGTCAACAATGTCACAGCTGGCGTGGATTCTATTGGCCAGCAGACAACGACCATCACATTGGCATTTTCGACTCGAGCATTGGTGCAAGATGTCCGTGATTCAATGATTGCATCCAAGGATGATCGAGCCTATACCAAGCAAGTCAGATTTGTTTTAAATTACACACCAAACACATTGGCGGTTTCATTGAATCAATATCAATATTCTATCAATTGGAGAAACAAGGATTATCGGGTCATGGATGTTTTGGAATCCAATGATCGTATGAATGTGACTTTTGTTTGTTATCGCAACGATCCGATTACATCAGTATGACCACCCANCAAAATGTCCTTACTTATGCCCAGGCGATTCAAAATCAACTGGCTGCCACTGTTTCACCAGTGCCAGTGTATGCAAATTTCAACAGGAATTTTGCAGAGCAAACCCAGTTTTTGGTTTGGCAGCTGCGAAATGTCCATCAGCCAGTCTATACAGGGCCAATACAATCCAACAAAGGGATTGACACACCAGTTTTTCAAACATCGGTATTTGCCTCAGACATGAACAATTGTTTTAGTATGGCAAATACAATTTTGCAAGCATTGCATGGATTCTCTGGATTTTTTGGTATCAAAGGGGCATTTGCTGGTATTTATGTAGCAAAAATTGATATTTCTATGCTATACAATACCTATGATGACAATGTAAAATTGAACCAAATAATCTTGGATTGTCGGATGGACATCCCATGTTGATAAAACAAAACAATTCGTTTAATTTTTCTCAAAGGATTTAATCATGGCATTACCCAATCAAGTCTTACCAGGCTTTGCAGCGTCACTCTGGTGTCAAACTGGAGCATCACCCACACCATTGACATTGACTCAATTGTCCACTTGGACTGGTCAAGTCGCTGGCATTATTGGCACAGCAGCTGGCGGCACTGGCTCAACTGCACAACAATTGTTAGTGGAAGATATTCCAGCATTTGGCCAAGATGACGCATCGGCCAATTTTGCAGTGGCTGGATCAAGACAGTCAGATATCATTCCAACTCAGTCAAAACCCACATCCATGACGATTGTGGCAGCATGGAATCCATCAGATGCTGGTTTGCTTTTAATCAGAGCTGATGCCTATTCTGGCGTGATTGATCGGACTTTTGTGGTGGCAGCATCATCAGGTGCAAATACAGTGGCTTATGCTTTCAATGGTCGTGTATCTGAATTCAAAGTCGATATGAATACCAAATCTGAGGGCAAAGTTACATTTACAATTCACCCCAGAGGCAATTTGTACGGCTGGTCAAATAACACATAATCAGGCAAAACCATGATTACAGTTCAATTTGCAAACGGCAAGACTTATCAAGTGGAAGATATTGATGAGGCAATTGCCAAATGTTTGGCCAATGGGGATGACCCATTTCGGCCAATAATTGTTGAAACACCAGTAGAAACAAAAACAGAATAAAACACAATGACAATAATACAAAACAATAATGATCTTTTGGGGTATTTGATAAACCAAGCCGAGTCTGGTAAAAAGGACTGGTTTGGTTTTTCACAACAAAAAATTACTGGTATTAATTTGGCGTTTGATATTGCCAAAAACCATGCCGACTCGATGACTCCAGAAGAAGTGGTCGATTACGTCATTTTGCTCAACAGCATGATTTTTAAAAAAATCATTATTGGAAAGCTAAATTAAATGGCAGATAAATCAAGCATGACCATTAATTGGAATGGATTTAAAGAGTTTCAAGATTTACTAGATCAAATTACAGATGATTTTGGCGAAAAAGATGCTAGTAATATTTTGAGAAGTGCTTGTCGATCAGCAATGGTGCCAGTATTAAATGCAGCCAGACAATTATTAATTGATAATGATAATGTTGATACCGGCCAATTATTGAAATCATTGCAAGTCGAATCTAGAAAACCAACATCCAAAGATAAACGATCAATTTATACAACACCAACCATGGTGATGATATCCAGAGTGACAGTTGCACCTGGGAATAAATTTCAACCCGATGTAAAAGGCGAAAAAAGACTTTTGTCTAGGACATTCAAAAACAAAAAGACCAACAAATTACAACATATGGTCAGTGATGCCAGGGCAATTGCAATTGAATTTGGAACGGCCAAATGGCGCAAAGGCAATGGGATGCCATTTATTCGGCCAGCTTTAGAAAGACACGCAGTTGATGTCACTAATTCATTGGGTGATTCACTTGGCAACGCATTAATAAAATACAAATCAAGACACATGGGAACAAAATGAACAACTTAGAAAACGCATTTGGTGCAAAATTCACCGACAAAAAAGACAATTTAAGGACTCGCACTTTTGAAATGGGTGGCCATACATTCAGAGTCAAAGTGCCATTGACTTCAGAAACTGAGGCCATGTTTGAGCGAGTTAAAAATGTGGATGAGGCCAAAGTCAAAGAAATTTACGATAAATTGGCTGCTGAGGCAGAACAGCACAAAGGTGATGATGGATATGAATTTAAAGATGATGACATCATTGTCAATGGCCGATCTTTAAAAGAAGTGGCCAACGGCAAGGTTTTGACCGAAAGCAGGATCACTGAGCTGGTCAGGCTGCTGGTGCCAGAAAACAAAGACTTTGATATGGCCACAATTACTTATGCGGATATCGAGGAATTATTTCCATTTTCCATCCAAATGGATTTGGTTAATGAAATCAATAATGTCATTTCACCTGGATACTCAAGTCGGGGAAAATAATTGGGTCGGTTCGCAGACAGGTCAAAGCGTATATCACAGCCCATGGGGCCGACCCAGACAACATTGACGAGGAAACATTCAGCGATATTTCGGTGATGTATGCCGATGGATTAATTGGCAATCGAGGCATTTTGGAGGTTTTGGGGACACTGACAGCTGGTCAGTTTAATAAGATGTTGCCCAAGGGCAAAAGTCCCTATACACTCGAGGATATAATCAATCGATCATTTGATTATTTGTATCCACCATTGTCTGATGCAGAGAAAAAGGAATTGGCCAATCAGAGATTATTAACATTTTTGATGACCAAACCAGACATACCAAAAGAATTGCTGGAAAGTAAATAATGGCCACTATCATTGCTGGTTTGGGCGCACAACTTGGACTCGATACTACCGAGTTCAAAAAAGGTATTTCTGAAGCCAAAAATTCACTCAAAGAATTAAAAGAATATTTGCCCGAGGTTTTATCGGCTGTTGGTCTTTATGAGATGACCAAAGCATCGATGGAATTTGCTGAACAGCTGGCCAAGGTGGCTGAAGCCAATGATCTGGCCATTGATACAGTTTTAAGGCTCCAAAACGCATTAGCTATGTCTGGCGGTGAGGCAGATCGAGCTGGTTCATTATTGGCTGGATTTTCCAAAAATATTGATTTGGCAGCCAATGGATCTGCCAAAGCGCAAAAAGCATTTGCAATGGCCAATGTCTCATTAAAAGACTTGGCCACAATGTCCAGCACTGACCTATATACAAAATTAGTTCAAGGCATTGCATCAATTGAAGATCCAATCACTAGAAATGCCAAAGCCATGGAATTATTTGGCAAAGCAGCTCGAGGTGTTGATTTTGTTGAATTGAATAAGCAAATTGAAGAAGGTGCTGGTGTTAGTGATCAACAAGCCAAAGCGGTTACTGATGCAGCTGCTGCATGGAAAACTCTTGGTCAAATTGGTCGAGATGTAACTTTAATGTTTGCAGAACAAACTGGGCCAGTTTTAAAACAAACCATTGATTATTTTAAAGAAACATCAGAAGTAATTATTCATGGTTTTGGAAGTGTTTTATTTGTTGCATTAGGAAATTTAGTTGATTTTGCTGCAAATGTAACATTTGTAATTCATGGTGTTTATGATGAAATTGTTCACACAATATTAAATGCAAAAACATTGATGACTGAAGGCATCGATGCTGCCATCAAGAAAAATCAAGAATATGATGCAATGAGAGAAGCAGCAGCTCAAAAATTGGCTGCATTTGAAAATAATCTTGCAAAAATTGCTGATGAAAAAAATAATTCTCAAGATCAAGAAA